ATAGACTTCCATGAGTTCTTCCCCAAAGAGATACAGTGCAAGTATGACCCAAAAAATGAAAAGCCACCTACGATGCAAGAGACATTTGAAGCAATCAAGAAGTCGAGAAAGTAATGAAAAAGCCACAGCAGAGCCTTAAAAACTGGACAGCGCAAAAGTGGCGCACTAAATCAGGAAAGCCATCTGCAAAGACAGGTGAAAGGTATTTGCCTGAAAAAGCAATAAAGTCCTTGACAAGTGCCGAGTATGCTGCTACAACTAGGGCTAAGAGAAAAGGTAAAGCAGCAGGTAAACAATTTGTTAAACAGCCAAAAACTATTGCTAAAAAGACTGCACAGTTTCGGAGAGGCTAATGTTAAACTTACTCATAGGACCAATCTCTCAACTCGCGGGTACGTGGCTTGAAGGAAAGGTTGAAACTAAGAAAGCAGAGACTGCATCTAAAGTCGCAACGGCGAAGGCTGAAGCGGTTATTATGGAAAAAAAGGCGACCGGGGAAATAGACTGGGATTTGGAGATGGCTAAAGGTAGTCAGTCTTCATGGAAAGACGAATGGCTTACTATTTTGTTTTCAATCCCGCTTATCCTAGCCTTCATTCCCGGCATGGAAGAAGTAGTAGCAAATGGATTTGCACAACTCAATGCGATGCCTGAATGGTATCAATATAGCCTTGGTGTTATTGTTGCTGCCAGCTTTGGTGTACGCAGTGCTACAAAATTCTTTGGTAAAAGGTAGTCCTAGTGGCGAAGTGGAGTTTGCACGAGAGAACTACAGAAGAGCAAGCGAGGATAAATCGTGGCAGAAGTAACAATGGAAAGATTTCTACGGTGGAAGATACTTCCCCGTCTGATGATGATTGGGATGTCGCTATCGGCTTGGCGGGTAGTGGAGTGGTTTATGTCACTACCGGAACCAACAAGTCAACAAGCAGCACTAGTAAGTGTAGTCACGGGGGCCATGACAGGTGCATTTGCGGTTTGGATGGGGCATGAAAAATGAAATATCGTAGAGAAGACTTTATTGAAAAACTAATTAAACACGAAGGTCTACGCCTTGAAGTTTACAAAGATTCACTAGGAATTGATACCATTGGTATTGGACGTAACCTAGAAGACCGTGGCATTACGCCAGCAGAACTGGAGTGGATGGATATTCCTAATATGGCAGTTGTTCATACTATGGGTATCTCCGAAGCTGATGCCATGTATCTAGCAGGGAATGACGTGCAGATAGTCGAAGAGGAACTTGTGAGAGCGCACCCTTGCGTTGACAAGCTAGACGCTGTACGTCAACTTGTAGTCATGGACATGGCATTTAATATGGGTGTACCAAGACTTTGTAAATTTAAAAAAATGTGGGCGGCTATCCACGAAGAAAATTATCCTACTGCAGCAAAAGAAATGCTTGACAGCAGGTGGGCAGTTCAGGTAAAATCGCGTAGTACAAAGTTAGCCCATGCTATGCATCATGGAGAGTTTAGTGGCTAGACAGCTAACAGCAAAACAACAAGTATTTTTGAATGCGCTTTTCGATGAAGCAGGAGGTAGCGTAATCTTAGCTAAAAAGATTGCAGGTTACTCTGACACAAGTTCTACATCTGAAATTGTCAAAGGATTGAAAGAAGAAATACTAGAGGCTACACAGCTATACATGGCACGTAATGCACCACAGGCTGCAGTTGCTATGGCAGGTGCGTTGATGGACCCTACAGAGTTAGGTATTCGTGATAAAATGGTTGCCGCAAAAGAACTGCTTGACCGCACAGGTCTAGTAAAGACAGAGAAGATGCAAGTAGAAGCAAGTGGCGGTGTAATGCTTATGCCACCTAAAGCTGTTGTTGAAGAGGACGAGTAATGGCGGGAAGAAACGATACTAATAAAAGAAAAGCTAGAGATGCTGTAATTATGGGCGGCACTATGCTAGGTGGTGCGGCTGCAGCTACATATTCAGGTACGGCAGACGAAAGAAAGTCTACAGCAATTAAAAAGAAAATACGTGAAAAAAGAGAAGAAAGAAGTAAAGCTAGAAAAACAAAAAGTGCGAACATGAAAACACAATTAGCACAACAAAACATAAAAAACCTAGAGCGTATAAAAGAAAAAGATTTATCTGCAAAAGATAGGAAAATTAGAAGAGAACTAATTAACAGAGAAAAGGCAGCTATAAAAGGGTTGAAGCCACCTACTCTTGTTAAAACGGCAGCTAAACTTGGATTAAAGTCTATACCCGGTGTAGGCACTTTTCTTGCTTTGTTTGGTTCAACTCCTGCATATAGGCGTGGTGGAAATGTCAGCAAGAAGCATAGGTAAGTGGAAGCTGCCACAGCCAACAGATATTAAAGATGAAGCTGAATGGGTGCAGATACCTCGCATTGCTAGGACTGTACCTTTCGGCTACAAGCAAAACGAACAAGACCCCGATATTCTTGACCCAATACCAACAGAACTTGACCTGCTAGAAAAAGCTAGGTCACACGTAAATCAGTATAGTTATCGTGAAGTAGCCAACTGGCTTAGTACACAGACAGGGCGATACATATCTCACGTAGGTCTAAGGAAACGGCTAAGTAATGAGCGGAAACGTAAGAACCAAGCTGCAAGCCTCCGCAAGTGGGCAGAATATGCGGAAACGGCAATCGCCAAAGCGAAAGCCATCCAAGAAGAAAGAACAGGCGCAAAAGCCAACAGTTGAAATAAAGTCTGTAGAGTACGAGACACAGGCAATTGAAGAGACAGCTAACGTACTATTCAAGCCTAACCCCGGGCCACAGACAAATTTCTTGGCCGCATCTGAACGTGAAGTTCTATACGGCGGCAGTGCAGGGGGCGGTAAGTCATACGCTATGCTTGCTGACCCACTGCGTTACATGGGGCATCCGCAGTTTAGCGGATTGCTGCTCCGACACACAACAGAAGAACTGCGAGAACTGATATTCAAGTCGCAGGAGTTGTACCCAAAAATCTGGCCGGGTATCAAGTGGTCAGAAAGAAAAATGCAGTGGGTCGCACCATCTGGCGCAAGGTTGTGGATGTCATACCTCGACAGAGATGATGATGTCTTGCGTTATCAGGGTCTAGCATTTAGCTGGATAGGGTTTGACGAACTGACCCAGTGGGCCACACCATATGCATGGAATTACATGCGGTCACGTCTACGGTCCACTGCACCCGACTTGCCTATCTTTATGAGAGCCACAACTAACCCCGGAGGAAGAGGTCATCACTGGGTAAAGAAAATGTTCATTGACCCATCACCATACAATAGAGCATTCGATGCAACAGACAGTGAAACCGGAGAAGTACTACGATACCCAGCAGGACATGCAAAGGCTGGAAAATCACTATTTAAAAGGCGGTTTATCCCAGCAAGACTATCAGACAATCCTTATCTGGCAGAGTCGGGTGACTATGAAGCAATGCTACTCTCCATGCCAGAGCAGCAAAGACGACAGCTTCTTGAAGGCGATTGGGATGTCAAAGAAGGCGCGGCCTTTACTGAGTTTGACCGCAACATTCATGTTGTTGAGCCTTTCGATGTACCTCATAATTGGGTTAAGTTTAGGGCTTGCGATTATGGTTACGGCAGTAAGTCTGGCGTTGTTTGGTTTGCTGTCGCACCTAATGAGCAGCTTGTGGTATATAGAGAACTATACGTCTCTAAAGTCCTTGCCGCAGATTTGGCAGATATGATACTTGAATTAGAGGCGGGTGATGGAACTATTAAATATGGTGTGCTGGATAGCAGTCTTTGGCATAAGCGTGGGGATACTGGACCATCTCTTGCGGAAACTATGATAGCACGAGGATGCCGTTGGCGTCCATCAGATAGAAGCCGTGGCAGTCGTGTGGCAGGTAAGAACGAAATACACAGACGCTTACAGGTAGATGAGTTTACAGAGGAGCCTAGACTTGTATTCTTTAATAGCTGCACAAATGTCATATCACAGTTACCAGCCATCCCGCTTGATAAAAAGAATCCAGAAGACATTGATACAAATAGTGAAGACCACTTGTATGATGCGTTAAGGTATGGTATAATGTCCAGACCAAGGTTTAGTATATTTGACTACGACCCAATGGGAAGACCTAGCACTGGTATGCGTGTAGCAGACAGCACATTCGGATATTAAGGAAAACATCATGGATGAAGATGATATTATGATTGAAGACGATGCAATTGCATTGGAAGACACAGATGACTCTGTTGTTGAGGATGCAGAAATTGCTTCAATTATTCCATTTATTAACGAGAAGTATCAGCGTTCAGAAGACTACCGCGAACAAGACGAAGACCGTTGGCTACGTGCTTATCGTAACTACCGTGGCTTGTATGGTCCAGACGTGCAGTTTACTGAGGCAGAGAAGTCTCGTGTATTTATCAAGGTAACAAAGACAAAGACGCTGGCAGCTTACGGACAGATTGTAGATGTCCTGTTTGCAAATCAGCGTTTTCCTTTATCTGTAGACCCAACTGAACTGCCAGAAGGTGTAGTTGAGGATGTTAGCTTTGACCCACAAGAGCCAGAGCAACTGCGCGGAGAAACTGCGTTGTCTACTAGCCCCTATGGTTTTGCTGGTGATGGCAATGATTTGGCACCCGGCGCAACAGCACAGTCTCTGCAAGAGAAGCTGGGTGTAGTACAAAATAAACTGGAGCCTGTACAGGAAAAACTTAAAGAAGGTCCGGGTAAGACACCTACAGCAATCACATTCAGTCCTGCACAAATTGCTGCAAAGAAAATGCAAAAGAAAATCCATGACCAGCTTGAGGAGTCAGGTGCCAGTAAGCACATGCGTAACTCTGCATTTGAGATGGCATTGTTTGGCACAGGCGTTATGAAGGGTCCATTTGCTGTAGACAAAGAGTATCCTAATTGGAATGATGATGGTGAGTATGATCCTAGATTCAAAACCGTTCCGCAAGTACAGCATGTATCTGTTTGGAACTTTTATCCTGACCCTGATGCGAATAGCATGGATGAAGCGCAGTACGTAATTGAACGTCATAAGATGTCACGCACACAATTGCGGGGTTTGAAGAAGCGTCCATATTTTCGTGGGCAAGTTATTGATGAGGTAATTCAAATTGGTGAAAACTATACTAAAAAATATTGGGAAGATGATTTATCCGATTATGCTCCTGAGTCCTCTATTGACCGTTTTGAGGTACTTGAATACTGGGGTACCGTTGATATTGACATGCTTGAAGAGCAAGATATCGAAATACCGGAAGAACTAAAAGACTTTGATGAACTACAAGCAAACGTATGGATTTGTAATGATAAACTTATCCGTATGGTTCTGAACCCATTTAAGCCTAGTAAAATTCCATACCATGCTGCGCCATACGAACTAAACCCATACTCTTTCTTTGGGGTGGGTATTGCAGAGAACATGGACGACACGCAGACATTGATGAATGGTTTCATGCGTATGGCTGTGGACAATGCCGTACTGTCTGGCAACTTGATTATGGAACTGGATGAAACTAATCTTGTTCCGGGTCAAGACCTGTCACTATATCCGGGTAAGGTGTTCCGTAGGCAGGGTGGCGCACCGGGTCAAGCTATCTTTGGAACAAAGTTTCCTAACGTGTCTAGTGAGAACATGATGCTGTTTGACAAGGCACGTCAGCTATCAGATGAAAGTACAGGCTTGCCTAGTTTTGCTCATGGGCAGACAGGTGTTACAGGTGTAGGGCGTACTGCGTCAGGCATCTCTATGCTTATGGGTGCTGCCAGTGGTAGCATTAAGACTGTCGTTAAGAACGTAGACGATTATTTGCTGCGTCCTTTGGGTGAAGGTTTCTTCCGTTTTAACATGCAGTTTGACTTTGACCCAGAAATTAAAGGCGACCTAGAAGTAAAGGCACGTGGAACAGAAAGCCTAATGGCTAATGAAGTACGTAGCCAACGCCTGATGCAGTTCTTGCAAGTAGCAAGCAGCCCAGCACTTGCACCTTTTGCTAAGTTCCAGTATGTAATCCGCGAGATTGCATCTTCATTGGACTTGGACCCCGACAAAGTAACCAACAATATGGATGAAGCTGCTCTGCAAGCAGAGATTATGAAAGGCTTCCAAGCCCCTGCACAGCCAGTAGGACCAGAAGGTGCAGCACCAGCGGGTGCAAACCCAATGGACCCAACAGGAGCAGGTGGTGGTAATATAGGTACAGGACAAGTTCCTATGCCGGGTGAACAAGGATTTAGTGCAAATGGACAGACAGCAGATACTCAGCCGCCTCAAGCCGCTGGTGGGCAACAACCGCCAATGGGAGGCGTTCAATAGTTACTTAGATGATGCAATTATGCAACACCATAAAGTAATGGAACAATCAACAGACACTGTTATGTTACATAGGCAACAAGGTGCCATAGCAGTTTTACGTAAACTAAAACAACTTAGGGATGAAATTAATGGCTCTGGATAAACAAATGGAAATGTTTGAAGACGGCGGTCTTATGGACGAAGGCGGCACTATAGACCCTGTATCTGGTAATGACGTGCCGCCCGGCTCTACACAAGAAGAAGTGAGAGATGACATTCCTGCACAGCTTAGTGAAGGCGAGTTTGTATTTCCTGCTGACGTAGTGCGTTACATTGGTCTGGGTAACTTGATGCGTATGCGTCAGGAAGCTAAGATGGGCCTAAAGTTGATGGAGCAAATGGGCCAGATGGGCAATAGCGAAGAAGCTATTATGCCAGATGATTTGCCATTTGACATTAATGACCTTGACATGGAAGACGAAATAGACGATAATAACGAATTAGAAATGCAGGTAGGTGGTTTTGTGCAGCCTACACAACAGCAGCAGCAGATGGGTATTAGTGGATATCAGCAAGCTGTAGCACCAACAACGGGCGTAGCAGCAGTGCCACAGCAAGCTGCATCACAACAATATGTACAACCTGTACAGCCTGTGCAAGCAGCAGTGCCGACAATGCAAGCGTATAAACCAGAGGAAGTACCTACATTCCAGCAGACCATCGGTGACGATGCATTTGGAACTTATGATGAATTGCGTCAATATCGCAATGAAGCAGGTAATATTATTAATGTACCATTCCGTAATGGTCAGCCTATCAGCCCAATCCCAGAAGGCTACACATTTGTAGACCCAGAAGAGACTGCTACGGAAGAGGTAACAACTACGCCTGTAAAAACAGAAACTACGCAGGTTCGTGAGCCAGAAAGCGATAAGGATGATAGGCCAGAGCCACGTGGTGCAGTGTTTTCACTAGGCACCTTTTCTGAAAATGGTCGTATGGGCGGTAAAGAAGGAGAAGATTACTTTAACTTTAATGTTTCTTTTGATACGCGCAAAGAAGGGTCTATTCCCGGTACAATGGGCGTGTTGGGTTTAGCTGCAGGATTGGCTACAGGAAAAGGTTTACCAGAAGGCACTATTGCTACATTAGAATATGATGGCACTGAAATGAAGGTAGGTGCAAAAGAGTATAATGCCGCAAGAGAGGATCGTTATGGAGATAAAGCACAAGAATTGATTCAAAGGTTTAAAGAAAAAAGAGATAATGAAATTAAAGCAGCTAAAGCATTAGCAGAAGAGTATGGACTAAAATACACAGGCCAAACTTTAGCGGAGATGGCTAAAGCAACTAATGCAATAGACGCAGAAAATAAGAGAAAAGAAGCACAGGAACGTGCAGATGTTTTAGCTGCACAAAAACTTAAAGACGAAAAAGCTAAACAAGCTGAACTAGATAGGGTTGCTCGTGAAAGAGAGCAAAGGGCTATATATGGAGGCGGCGAAGGTGGAGGTGGAACTTCTGGAAGAGGATATTCTGTAGGCAGGCAAACGGGTCTAGGAAAAGGAGCAACTCCCGGTGGTTACGGAGGAACAGGTAGAGGACGCTCTGATGCTCCCGGAAATTCCGCATCTTCTAATAGGTCTTCTCGTGGATCAGGTAGTTCTTTTGATTCAAGAGGTGGTAGGGGAAGATTTGGTGGGAATGAAGGTGGTCTAGTACCTAAACCTAAATCCAAAACTAAAAAAATGAAGAAGGGTGGACTAGCTTCTAAAAAATAATCCACAATATGTTGGCTACTCATCCCCCATCCCCGACAGGTTGGCTACGGTGGCCCCAACAAGGAGAATGACATGAACGATACAATCATGGCAGAAGAAATGAAGACTACGCCAAAGGCGGCATTTGTTAATAAACCTTACACGCAAGAAGAACGAGTTAAGCGCGATGAGGAAGAACTAGAACAGCTAATGAAAGAACGTGATGGTGAGGAAGAAGCACCAGAGCAAGAAGCTGAACCTACTAGCGCAGAAGAGAAAACATTTAAAAAACGTTACTCTGACCTACGCCGACATCAACAGAAACAAGCAGAAGAGTTTAAGTCTGAACTTGCAGAACTAAAGCGTCAGCTTTCAGATGCTACAAAGAAAGAAATGAAACTGCCCAAGTCTGATGAGGACATTGAAGAGTGGGCAAAAGAATACCCAGACGTAGCAGCTATCGTTGAAACAATTGCAATGAAGAAAGCTAGTGAGCAAGCAACTGCACTAGAAGAACGAATCAAAGCAATTGATGAGATGCAGAATACTGCAACTAAAGAAAAAGCAGAAGCATCTCTGATGCAGATGCATCCAGATTTCGGCGAGATTCGTGACAGCGATGACTTCCACGAGTGGGCTGAAGAACAACCTAAGTGGGTACAGGACGCACTGTACGAGAATGATAATGACGCACGGTCAGCAGCACGAGCAATTGACCTCTACAAAGCAGATAGAGGCATTGGCAAAAAGTCTAAGAGCAAGAATGATAAGGGTGCAGCAGAGGCAGTTGCGCCGAAAGATAAAAGAAGTAAGCCACAAACTGATGAGGCTTCCACGTATCTAAAAGAGTCAGATGTAGACAAAATGTCTACACAAGAGTATGAAAAACACGCAGATGAAATCATGGATGCTATCCGTAGTGGTAAGTTTATCTACGATTTATCTGGCTCTGCACGATAAAAAAGAGTTGACAAGTACTTATTTATAA